ATGAAGTCAGGCAGGTTGATGCGACGTGACGGCACGACACCGTGCATCTCACAGAACTTACGCAGACGGAAGCGGTTACGAGGCGTGTCTTCGAGAGGCTGATAGAAGTTCAGCGTCTCACCGTCGGCATTACCTTCCGTGTAGTCCGCAGGATACTGGTCAGGGCTGACGTAGTACGTAAGCACCATCATAGGCTTGCCACTCGACTTAGAGATAGCAGCTTCAACGCTACGCACTGACGCACGGTATTCACCCGTGGGCAGCGGAGGCGGTGCCTCAGCAGAGGCAATGTCCTGCGAGTATTCATAGACAGAACTGATTTCAGTCATGGATGTTAACACTCTCTGTTGCAACAAGGCTTGTATAGTAGATCACGCAGCTTATGTCAAGCCATACATATGGTGCGGAGCTAGTGGTGTCAGCCACTAGATATGGGGTTACTTCGGTGCAGGCACAGGGTTAAAGCCATTCGCTTTCCATGCTTCATACCACTGTGTGATGCCATCACCTGTGCCGTTAACTTGGTTATACTGACATACGAACTTCGTAACCTTGTCATCCATAAGGAACATGCGTGTTCGCATAGGACGCTTTATACCGTGGTTACGTGTGTAGATCAGTCGCTCACGTCCGGTGTCCTCGATGTGCCACATCTCACTGATCTTAGCAGGTAACACTGTCGCACCTTGTCCACCAAGTGAGAGTGTAATCTCACTTAGCTTACCGTCATCGTCCATTGACTCACGATCGTGAGCAGTGAATATGCAATGACACTTGGTGTCAGATGCTACTCGCAGTACCATGGCACAGAAGTCAAGGACCATTGCAGATCGCACACCGTAGCCTGTCTGGCCCGGTGCTTCGATAGACGCACGGAATGTGCCACGGTTAGCCTTACCTGTACTGATACCATAGTACAATGCAAGCTGTCCGAATGACGTGAGACTATCTACGACAATGGTGTTTACACCTTGCTCTGCAATGAGCTTGAGCAAGTCCTTCTCAATGATACCTCCTTGTTTGAAGTTCTCTAACTGTGCAGGCTTGTAACCTGCGAAGTCAGCTACGAGGATATCCTCACTGCGACGCAGTGATGCTGTGCCAGCAGGATCAAACTGTAACCAGAGTTTCTTACCTGGGGCAGTAGATGCAAGGACAGTCTTGCCACATGCAGGCTTACCCCATAGTAACATGGTTAACAGTTCTTGTCTGTCGGCAGAGGATTGAACGGTGATGTTACCTAGTTGCATTGGTTAATCACCGGCCTTCTCCACCAATGGACTCCATTCTTCCTTAACCATCTCACTATACACTAGCTTCTGATCCTCGGGATCAGTAGCACATAGTGGAATGAATGCACAAGGACGGAAGTATCTGTTACACGAGTGCGTGTACTTCGGTGCGTTGATAGGATCATCTACGTGCTGTAGATGTAATCCTATTGTATGCTCTAGCCAACTGAACCAGCGTTCCTTAGTCCATGATGGACGACGGACCTGTTCAATGGCCATGCCATCAGTCATCATACGTGGTAATGGTATAGTCAGACCAATGACTAACGCACGTTCGACAGACTGACCGCACCACAGTGAGGCAGCTACACTGTAGCCTGTCACTTGATGTGACATCTCGAATGACATACGCCATGCGTCATCTAGACGTGATGCAGTCTTGTTCTCTTGTACAATCAAAGCTCCATCACGGTCTGTGTGGAGTCCATCGACTCTACCTGTGTAGATGAACTCATGGATGAGATAGTCACCGTCATCGACGCATCCATATGCGCTAACTTTGATAGCAAAAGGGATCTCGATACCGACCCAGGCGGTAGGATCATTGACATCTTCAACCCAAATGGGATAGCGGCTACTGTCCCATCGCTGAACGTAATATAACAAGGATGTTTCGAGGTTAGTGTAAGTACGTCTCCTGTCATACATGTCATCGACGTATCCTGCGGTAGATAAACATTCCAATGCTGCATTACGCATGGATATGCTTAGGTCTAAGTCATTCCATCCTGCAATGATGGTAGCCCATCGCTGTACACCGAACAGACGGATACCATGGTAGTGCATGTGTGCACTTAGGCATTGACCTTGGATGTGTCCAAGCTGGATCAGCCTGATTACAGAGAAGCATTCATGCATAGCACTACCTGCTTCGAGCGCCATAGCACGGCCACCGCCGGGCATAGTCAGATGCTTAGAGTATCGAATGATACCCCATGTAGGACATGTGTTAGTGGCACTCAGCTTAGTGTAGTCGAATGACTCTAGCCTAGCTATGTCATCTGCTGTAGCCTTAACAATGTTAACCTTCTGCCATGGACGCATGGTCATTCTCTCCGTTCATTGAACTGTCCACTAGCCCAATCACCTACGAAGGTAAGCAGTTCATTGAGGCTACTAATGCGTTGGTTCGATGACTTCGTATCACCTGTTACGCTGACAACGTAGTTACCAACACGTGTCTGTCGAATAGATAGATAACCTGTCGCCGGCCTGGCAGGCTTAGGCACATCACGTGCCACGTGCATCACATCAGGTATCTCACGCTTCAACTTACGTTGAATATGTGTAGTAATCTCTGGTTCGGGATTACCGAGCAGATCATTCCTACTATTCATCACCTTCTCCTGTCAGTGTCGGATCACTACCCACACGGATAGCTAACTCCTTAGCACGCTTGTGCAATGGCAATGCAGATTGCAGTTGCTTCGTAGCCATGATCGTGTGTGATTGATTATCCGCCATGCGATCCATGAGACTAGCCAGTGTCATGATCTGTTGCTTCATCGCATTGTGATCCTCTGCAATACGTACAAGCATCTTCAACAAGGCCGGATGTATCTGTCCTGTTAACTCACGTTCGAGTAGAACAATATCACGTGACTTAATGGACACTGTTATGTTCCTCTCCGATCGTTGCCTGCTGCACTGTCATAGTCAATTTCTGCATGAATAGATTACATGCGTCGAAGGACACAGGTGTACCTGCATCGGATAGATGCTTACGCAACTGTGCAATAAGCAAACAGTTAAGCCGAGCGGCGGCTAGAAACTGTGACGCAACTTCATCACTATCCGTAGGCAGCGTAGCCTGCATAACTACAAAGAGTTCAATGCTTGCATCTTCAATAGCATTGCCCTCGGCAGATACAACCTTCTTAACGAAGCTCTGATACAGACCTTCAGCCTGCTCCGCAGACTGTACCAGTTCCTGCATCACATGCTCAGGCACGTCATCAGTGTCAGTAACAATGCTCATTGCTCTGCATCCACCATTACTTGCAATGCAGCAAGACGTGCTGCGCGTTTCTCTACCTTGTCGATTGCTTTATCCAATGCTAGGAGTTCCTTCTCCATCATTGCACCTTCTTTAACAATCAACTCTCGTGTCTTACTGTCTTTGACAATCTGCTTCTGCTGCATGAGGTCCTCATGCTTCTTAGCAGATGCTAGTCTACGTTCACGTATACCCTTGAGGAATGCTTCCTGATCTGTAGGTAACATCTCAATGAATAGCTTACGTGACATAGCATTGTCATCGACATGGATCATAGCTTATGATTAGGCATACACTGTGCCACCTCCTTACGAGCATCGGCTAGTGTGGCAGCCTCACCCTTGAATACCTGCGGTGATAGTGTAATAGTCACAGACCAGTGCCATAGCTTCTTAGTCATATCATATGTGATAGACCATTCAGCATTGCTGCGACGACCACGTTCTGACTTAGGCTTAACTGATACTAACTGCATTGGAATGACTGCCACGTCATGATTACTCCGTTATGATCTATAGATCATAGCATTAGTGAGAGGTTAAGTCAAGTGGCGCAGCTCTGACAAAGAGCATAGGCATGTGTGGCGTAGGCGACGCAGCACCTAATCGTGCAGCGATACCATTCCATGCTTCAACAGCATCGCATCTACGCTCACGCAGTGGTCCTTGTGTACCACATGCAGCGTTAACACACTGCACAGCCCACGGTTTACCGAACCGTTCGATCGTTGTACGATCTGAACAGAAGAAGCAGTTAGCTTGTGTCATGGACGTTTCCTCCTGTACTACCACATGATGTAGAGTATCAACACACCGTATGTGACAATGACAATGCCAATGGCAGTTATCATTGTGACTAACGAGTCATACATCGAACTTCTCAATGTATCTGTTAGCTAGCTTGATAACGTTGTCAGCGATGATATCACGTAGCGTGAAGCCGTACGCATCCATCAGTAGATGGAGGTAGAAGTATGTGTCACCACATTCTTCACGCATGTTAGCTGGTGACAGCTTACGCTGTTTACCGTAGAGTTCTTTCTTGTGTGCATCGAGTATCTCTGCTGCTTCAGTGGATAGACCAATGGCAGCGTGTAGACCACGTTGCCAGTTGTGAGACTTGCCTTCACTGCGCACGAGCGAGTCATCTAACACTTTGGGAAAGTGATTAGGTGTATTCTCTACCTCCGCATGGAACTTACCATACGCTGTGATAAGATCATCGAGTGTCATGTCTGACACACGATGTGCAATGTCCATAGCTTCGTCTTTGTGCATTAGCGTTTGTCTTTCAATCGTAGAATAAGGATAAGCATACCATAGATTTCCTCTACAGTATGTGGACCTTCTACTAACTCAGATGCAATGAGTTTGCATAGATCGAGTTCATCCATCTTGGATGATACAGTGTAGTCAGAGGACATTACGTTGCCTCCTTACCAACGGCACGCCATGTAGCACATGAGTCACCATCATTCTCACGCATCCCTGCGTCAGTATCGACGTAAAATTGTGGAAGATGATGCTGTCCCCATGTACATGCGCCCCAATGGGCAGGGGATGCACTATTATCACGCAGCCACCAATGGCAGCTACTGCATTGTTTCTTATCCATGTTACGCACTCTCCTTAACAATGATACCGCTCTCACTATGAATGATGTGCCGCCATCCACCAAGGCGTTGTGCAACTATCTCACTATCTTTGATGCTATCAAACGATAACACAAAGTCCTTCCATCCACCATTGGCATCACCGTGGTGTCCTTGGAATAGCAGATACAGTTTCATCCATGCTTCCTTCATATAAGGTGCCACACCTTACCGACGTTACCACTCAGTGTAGCGTTGCTCTACATTGTTTGCAGCAATGGAGCATAGGTGGTCAGGCGAAGGGGAAACCCCGTCGGTCATTCTGTCCTGTTGCTACTTCAACAATACACTAAGCCTGTGCTGGAAGCCAGCACTTTCTGACTTACACTCCTTCTCAATAATAGCCGCTGCCTCTGTCAGTGAGCAACCGAACTTGGTAACAAGTAGGTTAAGCACTTTAGCTTCAACGATACGTGAAGGGTTAGCTACATTCTGCACTACTACATTGGTAACAGTGCTATCATGTAGCAGATGCTTGCCTTTAATATCAGGCATGACAGATGCTAGCTCTGTGAGCAGCTTCTCACGTGCGATCTTAGCACGATCCTCTGCACTATCAGCCGCCATCTTTGCGATAGCATACTCTTGTGCAGCAGCATCGAGTGGATCATTGGCTTTGAGCAGCTTCGGTCCGCACTTGGAACCGATACCATTGATTAGCTTATCAATGGATACTTGGCATTCAGCATGGTTCATTGTCTTATCCTTCATCAGTGGTCTGCGCGGGGAGACTCGAACTCCCACGTCTCACGACTGTAGATTTTAAGTCTACTGCGTCTACCATTCCGCCACGCGCAGAAAGAGTAGCCATGTATTACATGGCTACGTTGTAGTTAGAAGGGGATGTTGCCGCCATCAGTGATGGATGCCTGCGGACCAGCAATCATGCTACGCAGAACCTTAGTCCGGTTCTGCACTTCATACAACATGATCCATCCATCGACAGCAGCTTCAAGCTCAGCAGCCTTGAAGGTGATGCTACCCTTAGCAAGATACTTGTGTGCAGTCCAGGACCCACCATCAGCACCACTGTAGGTGAGGTCCACATTCTGTGAGTACTCACCTACACCGTTGTCAGCCAGGACTTGGCGGCAGCGTTCGTGCTGCACATTCACATGCTCACGGAGCATGTGTTCAAACATGAGATGCTTGTCCATGGTATTACCCTTTACTGTTGTAGCTTGACTACATCTATTGTATCTGGCCCCTCAGTCACACGTTCTATGTCGCCAGTGTCATAGAGGTGTATGTATGTGTGATACGCAGTCTCTGGTGAGCCTGCTATCCACACTAGCCAACCGTTGTCAACACGTTTCAGTGTCAACAACTTGGTTGATTGGATGGTTAGCCTGATTATAGGCGTCATCGACTTGTGCTGCCATCTGTTCAGCTACTCCACGTGTGTAACCACACGCTTGTAGAAAGCGTGTAGCATGGAAGTTACTCTGTGTCCTTCGCAGTTCTACTGTAAAGCGTAGCAAGGCTACGCGGACAGCAGGACGGTGCAACGGCTCTGTCTTCCACCATGCTCCGAGGTAATCGTAGTGTCGTTTAACAAACAATGTGTTGCTTGGCATGTCCCTTCCTCCATTGTCTATATAGTATAGCAGAGTGTTACTGTTAAGTCAAGTCAGGTTGTGCATACTCAATCTGTTTACGTAGTTGTTCCCAACCATAGAAGTTGTTGGCGCGTGTTATTCCATGATGGAATGGCGTAGCCTGATGCTCAAATGGTGACATGTGTTGTTCAACAAGCAGCCTCTTATACAGTTCTTCATCTGCTTGCATATGTGTAGGTGTCCCGTCATGTAGACGATAGGATACACGAGCACATCGTGCTACGCTTAGCGTCTTAGAGATGGTTACACCATACTCTACTTGTTCTTCGTCACTGACGTATGGCAGATGCCATTGTCCTGGCGTAAGTAGCCTCGGCTCTGACGCATCCATTGCATCCTTCATAGCCTTAGCTAACGCTTGCATCTCTGGCTGCGCAGCTGGGTGCAAGCGTAGCTTGAAGAAGTTATCCCATTCAGTGGCGGTGACGCACACACGGATGTGTGAGTAAGGTTCAATGATACGGTTAACAATCTGTTTGTGTGTTCCAATATCATCGAGCCTACGTGCACGTATGATTGCTTCATTACGCGCAACTTTCCATTGTATCTGTGCCCATTCCTTCCCTGACTTATTCAATTCCTCCTGTGCTTGCATACCTTTCATATTCTTGCCCCAGTAGACAAGTTCTACTGGGTTAGCAATGATATCCTGTATCAGCTTCTCCGTTGGAATAGCGCGTGAACTAGACGCATTACGACTGAACATGCGGTGAGCCATGAACTCTGCATGGATGAACCGTGGATAGTATAGACTAAGTGTAGTAATACGCTTGCCGGCTTCACTGATTGAGTCAGCGATGATATCTGCTGTTATCATGTTAGTATCCTTGACGAATGGCACATGCTACACCGAGTGTATACTCGGTGAACTGTTGCATATCCAATGCAACATAGAAGTTGTTAACATTCATGTCATCTTGCCAGATGCCACGCTTGTTCAGTGTGTAGATTATCCACATCACTTCACCATCTCATTCAATTCCTTCTTCACTCTACGCGCCGTTTCACCACGCCATGTAGTGGCATTGGATAGGAAGTAGATGATGATGCTCTTAGCAGAGTCAGCACCGTAGTCATCTGTAATAGAATACAGATCACGCATCGCATCCAGGTATGGAACAGCACCGAAGTAGGGCTTCTTCCAATCAGCACGTATCTCACGTGCAATGGTGCAGATAAGCCGAGGCTTGTTGCTCTGTGTGTCAGTAGTCATCTTCAATGTCCTCCGTTGTCTCATAGTAACTGTCGGCAAATATCTCTGCACGGTAGTGTTCATACTTCCGAGACTCACATGAGTCACAGATGAAGCAGCAGAAGATACCGCGTGCGTCGTATAGCTCACGGCGTGGTAGGCCAGAGTCACATGAACATGTCTTTGACATCAGAACGGTCCTCCCCTCTCTGCTTCATCAGCACATGTGTCACATTGATAGCCCAATGCTACGTCAGCAGCCGTGAGTGTGTTCTCACGTTCACAGTTAGGACATGGGTGTATCCGTGGGTTACGCTTCGACGCAGCGCGGAGTGATGAACGTCCGCCAGGATCAGCGAATGGTGTCTGATAAGCAAGATCAGGGTCACCATCATATTCGTAGTCTTCATTGAAGTATCGTTCGTCTATGTCATCATAGACAATCTTACCATCAGGCTTACGAGCCATGACATACCTCATGCGAAAAGCCCCGCAGTGTGTTACCACTACGGGGCTGTTATTGTGTTAACTTGTGTTACACCTTGCGTTCCAAAGTGAACGGCACGCGGAGGTGACAGAGGACGGTGGCAATCAACGCCTCATGGATTTCTTCGTCATCCGCTGGCATAGCAATGATAAAGGTGGAAGGATCACTGCCCTTCAGCATCGCATTACAGATGCTTTCGACAAAGTCCTTCGCCTCACGCAATCCCGCCAGGGGATGCGTCCCACAGCGCGTGCTGTGATCTACCCAATTCTTGGTAATCACACGCACTGCCGTAATGGCACTGATACGCCGCTCTGCCGGCTGAACAAGGCCACTAATCCAAATGATGTATTCAAACACACTCGGAGTCGTCTCACGAGCATACGCCGTATATGGTATAGCCATTGTCTTCCCTTTCTGTGTTAACAACATCCCCTTCTGCGATGTTGTTTGAGTAATGTATCATAGATACATTGTTAAGTCAAGTGTAGGTTTCACCCTGCACCGTTACTTCACCAATGAATGCTAGAGCAGTATCATGTTGCTCTAACATGTGTTGTGAGTCATTCCATTCCTCTTGTGAACAGTGGATGATATCCATTACTGTGTCTCCCTTCACTGTGTTACTGTGCCAATGATTGTTAGATCATTGGCACAGTGTGTTGTTCACCGCATGGGATGCGGTGAAGTATCCTCACGCAGAAACTGCGGCAAACTGGCGAGCATCTCACACTCCCAACGTGCCAACACGTTAAGGAGTGTGCAATACTCTGCCTCGGTGATATCCATGCCATTGCATGAATAGCACACCTCGGTGGCGTCAGGGTGCTTCCCTTCTGCCCAACCTTGGTTAACCTTAGATACGATCACTAGATCGTTGCGGTTATACTGCATTACTGTGTCTCCCTTTCTCAAAGCATATGTAAAGTAACATAGCTGTTACGCTATGTCAACATAGTGTATACCACTATGCCCTGTCAGGGTCTGTGTGTTTAGCACACTGCCGCAGCAGATAAGGTAGCCTTATCAATGGGTTATCGTGGATACACT